CAATACCCTGAAGCAGCAGCATCAACGATTTGGTCTGGACTGGAATCAGCAGATGCAGCACTTCCAGCATTAGGCGCATTAGGCACGTTAGCATCAGCACCCATTGATGTTGCAAGGCTTGCTAAGAATGCATTAAACAAAACTAGGACCACCCCAGCAGGTCTGCTGCCTATGCCTGAAACATTCGGTATGAAACAACCACCGGGTGTTTTATTAGACAGACCACCTGAAGTAACCGGATCTTTTAAGTATGGGTCTGATGTGCCACTCACGTTTCAAGGTAAAGAACCTAGTAATTGGACCGGTGAAGATTTCCATAACTTTGGCAAAACTTTTGGTGTTGATGACTTTGGACCCAAGAACCAAAAGGATTGGTTGAATTCTATAGTCGAATATAAAATGAGGGATGGATCAACTCTAAAAATACCCGGTGGAATTGATGGAAAGTTCACATACTACGATATGCATTTCATTAATTCACAGGGCATTGATATTGGTCCTGAATGGTTCACACCCGGTAACAAGTCGATGTTTAAAAAACCAACAGACTACTGGAAGATTCATGACAAAATGATGAGATCGGTCCAACCATCCCAAAAGCAGATGACTGACCAACAGATCTTCACTCAATTTATGTTTGGACTAACATCACCACAGAATAAATTGACTCCAAACCTGATGGCAGTGGGCAAGGTTAGGGCAACATCCATGAAAGATATTAAGGATTTTGGTGAGATGGTTCCATGGAAGTATGATGATTTTAATGCGGACAGGGTTTTCAATGATGCCGGTTTTACAGGAACCCCATATCAAGCACCCAATCCAAATAAAGGAATTCCAGGAAGAGAATCAACAATCAGGGGTCCTGATGGTGAACTAGTGACATCAGCAGACGGCACCCCTATAAAAAAGAACAAAGAAGAAGCTATAAGAGCATATTACAGTAAAAAGGCTGGATCAAAATTAGGAATTGGTAAAGGCCAACTTGGATTTGTTGGGACACAAGACTATTCAAGGATTGCTGAATTCGCACAGATGTTCAAAGACAAACCTAAATGGTTCAGGAAAAGCTCTAAAGAAACATGGGTTGAATATTCTGAAAGAATATCGACTCAAATTGATGGTCTGAGCTTTAAAACATCATCCTTTTCGGGTGTGTGGCAGGACACAATGGGTGCCCAAGTTGCACCAGTTGACAGACATATTGTGGTTTTATGGTTACGTAATTCAAACAGTAGTGGTGCAAATGCATCAAAGAAATTCCTAGTAGATAAATGGAACCGGGATATTGCATCTGGCAACCCACCAATACAAACAGCACAACCAGTTAGAGATTTTGTTGATCTCCAAAGTCAACCAGGATCATATAGTTACATCGGGAATGTCGGCCTGAATCAAGCTAAAAAACAAGCACCCGGTTCTAAGACTAAGAAAAGGATGATCTACAGACGGGCAAACGGGAAGATTAACCCAGATATTCCAAATTATTTAAAGAAAGTCAAATGGATTAAAGAACCGAAGTATGTAGAGTCAATGCCAGACAACTATAAAGAAGCACTGGATACTGTTGCATCTATAGCCGGTAAGGGTAGGGGTATGTATAACCAACAGTGGGGTGCATGGGACCCTATGAGACACCGGCTTTCACCCCATGAAGCAATGTTTCCAGGTTTACAGTATTTACCAAGGATGAATCTAGATCAGTTCATGAGTGTAAGAGAAGTATATAAGAAACATGGGTTTTTGGGACCAGGACGAACATTAGCGAAAAAAGGTGAACCACAAAAGAGATTACCAAAAGGTGTTGAGGTTGATCCCAAATTTGGGCCAACCAGACAGGTTCCAGGTGGACCATCTCAATTAGCATATTGGGGTTTAATCCCACCGGCCATTGCTGCACCATTACTTTACGATGAAAGAAACCAATGACAGAACCAACAGCCCAAGAAGCAATCAAAAAAGCAGAACATGCCAAAGCAATCCTAGCAGATCCGCTTGTCAGTGAAACTTTTGAAACACTTGAAAAGAATTATTTCGAAGCATGGAGAGACACAAACCCAGAAGATGTCGATGCCCGTGAATCGATGTGGCAACTACTTTGGGCATCAGCAGAGTTTCGAAGACATTTATCAGTTATATTGCAACGTGGCCAATTTCACCGCAACCATTTGGATAAAGTGAAAAAACGCCAAAAATCTTAAACCTTCATTTTAGAAAGGAGCAACCATGTCTGATGGACTCCAACAAGTCGAAGGTCGTTTTCAGGAAATGTTGTCCGGTGAACCCGACACTCAACAAGAACTGGAAAGTGATGCCGGTGAAGATCTTCAACAGGATACAGAACCGGAAATAGAAGAGGAAATTTCAGAGGAAACCCAAGAAGCAGAACAGGAACCTGAAGTACCTTACTATCAAGTTCAAATTGATGGTGAGCAGCATGAGGTCACCCTTGATGAAGCTCTCAAAGGATACCAAAGACAATCCCACTTCACACGCTCAACTCAAAAATTAGCCGAAGACCGCAAAGCATTTGAAGCAGAGCAACAGGCATTGAGACAGGAACGGGAACATTATTCCCAAAACCTGAATCAGATTTTGAGTCAGCAACAGAATGAGCCAGAACCAGATTGGAATCAACTCTATGAGAATGATCCACTGGAATGGATGAAGCAGAAGGAAAATTTCCGGGACAGGAAAGACCAACTGCAGAATCTTCAACTGGAGCAACAACAATTACAGTACCGACAACAGCAGGAATATGCCCAAAATCAACAGGCACATCTTCAGCAACAGTCTGCTGCATTAGTTGATGCAATTCCAGAATGGAGAGATCCACAAGTAGCTCAACAAGAAAAAGCCGGTATACGGGAATATGCTAAGAGTTTGGGATGGCATGATTCAGAAGTCCAAAACATCAGTGATGCAAGGGCAGTAATTGCACTAAGACATGGCTGGAAAGCCCATCAAGCAATGACGAAAGGCCAATCCAAAATCCGTCAGGTTCCAGAAGGGATCAGACCTGTTGCACCAGGATCTGCACAACAGCAGCCAAGGCAACATACCCAATTAGCAAAATCCAGAATGAAACTGGCTAAATCTGGGTCCATGAAGGATGCAGAATCACTTTTCAAAAACATGTTTAAATAGGAGGTCATAATGACCAAAGTAACCAATGCCTTTGATACGTTTACTGCTATCGGGCAACGTGAGGATTTATCAAATGATATATTTTTGATCAGTCCAGAAGAAACCCCATTTGTTTCAAGTATAGGAAAACGTAGTGTTTCCAATACAAAATTCGAATGGAGTATTGAAACCCTTCCTTCAGTGGTCACCACTGCACAATTAGAGGGAGATGCTATAAGTGCATCAGCATCGAACAACACCACACGGATTTCAAGTATTACTCAGATCCTGTATAGGGCGTTTGCTGTCACAAACACGCAAGCTGCAATGAACCGGGCCGGTGTCAGTGATGCCATGGCTCATCAGGCAGCAATTGCATCCAGGGCACTGAAGAGGGATGTCGAAACCCTTGTTCTTCTGAATCAGGCTTCGAATGAATCTTCTGCAGATGCAACAACTGCAAGAACAACTGCAGGAATGGGTGCATGGATCAGCACCAATGTCGACAAAGCATCTGATGGAACGAATCCAACAACTGCAGTAGGAACCGATGCACGTAATGATGGAACTGCAAGGGCACTTACAGAAACACTTCTGAAGGCAGCACTGAAGTTATGCTATGACAATTCTGGGGACCAACCCAGCATGATCATGGTCGATGCAGCCGGTAAACAGCTTGTTTCAGCATTTTCAGGTAGAGCATCATCAACCCAAGTTGTTGCACTTCCTCAAAGCAAAGCTGATGAAGTTCATGCAACCGTCAGTGTCTACTTTGGCGATTTCGGGACCTATAAGGTTCACACAAATCGTTTCCAAAGGGCCAAAGACACTTGGATCATCAACCCTGAATATGCCAAGTTAGCTCAACTTCGACCCTTTGAAATGACAACAAAAGGGGTGACAGGTGATGCTTCTGAAGCATTTTTGGTTTGGGAAGGTGGACTCCAGGTCGACAACGAAGCAGCCCATGGTTTGGTTGCTGATTGTGGTGGATGATCTAATCCAGTAAACCCTTAAAAATGTCCGGGCTTGATTCCATGAAAGTGGGATGAAGTCTGGGCATTCCCTTTGAAATGCTACGCACAACAATCATGGATTCCCATGCCGGTTTGACTACTACAGTCAACACCGAAGATGGGGATGGCACCTATCACATCCATAAAAAGCAGAATGTTCAACCAATCCTGGATCATGTGAAGGATATACGGGACATCCCAATTGATCGTTCAGCACCCCAAAGACATGTTGCAGAAATTCCATTGGTATTGGCTGCAAAGCTGATGAGGGATGGAACAATGAACAACAAGAAAAAGTTGGCAAAGTGGTTGGACCAACCTGAAAATAAACCTTTCCGGGTTTGGGAAGGAAGGTTGACTTAAATGTCAATCACAACACAACCAGAATTACTGACTGCAACATCAAATTGGCTTAATCGATCTGACCTTTCAGGAAGGATTGAAGAATTCATTGCCATTGCAGAAGCAGGATTCAATAGACGGTTGAGGACACGGGATCAGATGACCCGTTCCACAACAACTGCAACAACACAATACGTAGCATTGCCATCAGATTTCCTTCAGGCAAGAAACGTAAATATCACAAGCACAACACCTCCTAAAAGACTGGTTTATCTGACACCAGACAGGGCAGATGATTACCGGGAACAATTCGATAACACAACTGGAGTCCCAGAATATTACACCATTGCCGGTGATGCAATGGAACTTCTGAAGACACCAGATGCATCCTATACATTACAGATCCAATACTTTGCAAAGGTTCCTGCATTGACATCAAGTGCAACCACAAATTGGTTATTGACATCACATCCTGATGCATACCTTTATTCGACCCTGATGGCAGCAGAACCATTCCTGATGAATGATGCAAGACTACAGACATGGGCATCATTATCTGAAAAAGCACTTCAAGAAATAGTAGATGCAGATGATGCATCCAGATATGCCGGTGGAACATTGACAGCAAGGTCCATCACAACATATTCATGAGTTGGACAGAACAAACCAATGCATCAGCAACCTGGAGTGATCAGACTAATTCAAGTCAATCCTGGTCCGGGCAATCTACTACATCAGCAACTTGGACACTGCACCCAG